TATTTATCATTTTATGAAAAAACAGACTCCTTTAGCTTCAATTTAGTCTTAACAAAAAGCTAATTATCTGTAAGTTGATTCTTCTAAAATAAAGGATATACATATCAACAAAAATGTGGAGTCTATAAACTTTTTCACTCTAGAAGGCGATAAATATGACTTTGATGTCACTCAAGACACAGATGTAACTTTCTTTTTAGATTACCTCAAACAACATTAGCCTAATTTTACCAAAAAATGCTATGTTGATAAATTTTTGGATAATGTCTTTGACAAAAACCACCAGCCAAGTCTTATGATCACAGATTGGGTTAATAGTGCTTTCGGTTTCTTGTCAAGACACATAGGATCAAAACTTGTTCCAAACAAGGATGTTGTAGCTGACCTAGCAGCCTATGTGAAAAAAGATTTGTCAAATATTGTTTTCAAACCTGAATTAGTATAAACTTGGTAACAATATTTTGATCAATTAGAATCCAAAAAGAAAAACATATATAATTAAGGATGGAATTAATTCAAAAACAAGCATGTGTTAGACGATAAATTTGAATTAATGCTGAAAGGCAATGAGTTTTAATCAGATAAGAATATATCTGATATTAAGCCTAGAAATTTGTTTAACCCTTCACCTTCCGTAAAAGCTGTTTTAGGTTTAATCAATTACAACTTAATTATATAATATAAATCTCAAAACCCATCTTTTGTACATGGAATGAGCACTGATGCCATATCAGATAAAATATAAAACTCAATATCTAAATCAAAAATAATAAATGGAGTTTTTATGATGTGGGATGGTTCTAACTTTGATGCTCACTAACATTCAGATTTGTTAGAGGCTATAGATGATTAATGCATATTGCATTTATTAGAACCACTATGTGTTTAATTGGGCTTTTCTATTCATTAATATTATTAAATCAAACGTTCAATTCTAAACAAAAATGTGCCATTTGTTATGTACTACCCCAATACCAGGCGAAAAATGATTTCTGGAGTGTTAAAAGGAACAACTTTCACAGGTCACCCTGTACGAACTACCTTTGGAAATACACTTCGCATGTATTATTATACTAAGTTCATTTCTTATAAATCAGGTATTAAGAACTTCATATAATATCATGCAGGTGATGATGTATTGGTTTATATATCAAAGAGAAATTCTTTAAAATTGGAATAAGCCATTACTCAATACTCCAAGAAGGATGCACCAGAAACAGAAGAATCCTACGGATTGGGATAAATCTTCAGAGATTTCAAAATGAGTCCAACTCAATTTGATTTCTTATCTAGAGACGGATTTTACAATATG